TATTTTGTAATGAAACTAAATTAACAAAATATCCCTGCCCAACCATCGAAGCGATTGAGAAGGCGTTAGCATGATTAAGATTGATAATGTACAACTTGTTAACTACAAGAGAAGTAGTAATGGTAATAAGTGTTTTGGATTAGGTGTAAATTACTCTAAAAGAATTATTACTATGGGCTATAAGAGAAACTTTGGCTATGCTTTGTATGCACTAGAAGCAACTATTGGTCCATACATAGTCGGAATACTGTGGGATATAGAGTGGCAGAAAACCCGGCGATAGGACCAATCCTCGAGCACTATGGTGCTCGTGTACCAACTCGTCGTGGTTGGTTCTCAATGAAGTGTCCCTTTCATGGAGACACGCACAATTCAGCTAGCGCAAACTTAGATGAAGGTGTATTCTGCTGCTTTGCATGTCAGATAAAAGGTAATGGATTTAGTTTAATTATGAGCAAGGAAGGAGTACAGTTCCGTGAAGCACTCAGCATCGCAGAGAGAATCCTTAACGCGAGCGGCGAAGTACTACCACAGCGCACTACACGAGGCAGAGGACTACCTCGCCGAACGGGGGATAAGTCTGGAACAGGCCCAGCAAGCTCGCTTGGGCGTCGTGCTCGATCCTCTAACGGGTCATGAAGCTTACGCAGGGAGGTTATCTATTCCTTACCTCACGAGGTCAGGCGTGGTTGATCTTAGATTCAGGGCGCTTGGAGATGAAGAACCAAGATACATGGGTCTCAGCGGAGCAACGACTCGCCTATATAACGTTAATGCTTTCTTCAGGGCAACCTCATACATTTGCATCTGTGAAGGTGAGATTGACACGATCACTCTGGATAAAGTTTGCAATATCCCTGCCGTTGGGGTTCCGGGCGTTAACAACTGGAAGAAGCATTACACTAGGCTCTTGGCTGACTTTGATAATGTATTCCTGTTCGCCGATGGAGACCAAGCTGGAACAGAGTTTGCGAAATCTCTTGCTAGAGAGCTTAGCGGACTAACCGTGATTAACATGCCAGAAGGCGAAGATGTGAATTCAATGTACCGTCAGGAAGGTCCTGACTTCTTTAGGAACAAGATAGCGAGCACACGTGGATAAGCCCATATTTCCTGACCATGATGGACGGTACTCTTGCGAGTGCAATGATGAGTTCAAGGATATCTTTGACTTCTTAGAACACAACGGCGTTGAATACGAGTGGGGCGTACGTCTTACTCGTTCACTAACCTTTGACTTATTCACCTTCCTATCTACTCTCAACGAAGCTATGCTTGAGAATAAATATCAAGATGTCTACGAGCATATCCAGAGCGCAGCTCTAGTGCTGATGAATGCTGGAGAAGGTCAGCTTGAAGAGTTCATGGAAGAGGTTGCTGTACACAGCGAGATGGATGATATCTACAAGGGTATTGAGAAGATGCTAACCGAGGAAGGTAAGAAGAGTGACAACAACTAGCGACGTTTGGACACTAACAGCTAAGGCATATGAAATGTTAGAAGATAAAGAAGATCTATTTGAGTACGATGTCATAGGTATTGCTGATGAGTTGACTTCCCTTCTACTCAAGAAGCAAAAGGATTACGGACCTAAGAATATCTCAGAAGCTCCAGGTGGTCCTTTGAATGGACTGCGTGTACGTATGTATGATAAGATTGCACGCATCAATCACTTGATTGAAACAGGAGCTACACCAGAGAACGAATCACTAGAGGATTCATTCAAGGATTTAGCTAACTATAGCATCATAGCGTTGATGGTACTGAGAGGAAAGTGGCCAGAGTGAAAATATTTGGACCATACAAGGGCAGTAAACAAAACGGTGGCAGAAAGATTTACGTGTTCAAACGTAAGAAAAAAGATGGCACCGTAGTCACAACATCTAGCAATAAAGCTAGGGTTGATTATGAGAAGCGTACAGGTAAGACACTACCACGTAATGTAGAAGTGGATCACAAGAACAATGGTGGACGTAGTGGAGACGATCGCCCGTCTAATCTTCGGGCAATTAGTAAGAGCAAAAACGTTGCTAAAGAGAACAAGCGTAGAGCAAAGAAACCTCCAGCTAAGAAAAAGGCCAAGCGATGAAACTCAAGAAAGTAGTAGTTCTCTCTGATATCCAAGCTCCTGCCCATGATGGTAGAGCTATCACTACAGTCCAGCAGTTCGTTGAGGACTTTGAGCCTGATGAGATTTACTGCGTAGGTGATGAGGCTGATAGCCCTGAACCTTCTCGCTGGAATAAAGGTCGTGCTGCTGAGTACGCAAGAACTCTACAGTCTGGACTAGATAAGACATCTGAGATTATGGAAGGTTTCAAGAATGCCTTAGGCGATAAGCCATTCCATGTGATGAGGAGTAACCATGGAGAGAGAATCAGCAACTACATCAACAAGTACGCTCCAGCACTTGCAGGCTTGCGCGAGTTGGAGTATGAAGCATTGCTACGATACGATGAACTTGATATTACCTACCATGATAAAATCTGGCAATTTGCGCCCGGATGGGCTCTTGCCCATGGAGATGAGGGAAACCTTATTCAAACTTCGGGGGGAACTGCGCTTAGCCTTGCAAGACGTATCGGATTATCTGTCGTATGCGGACATACACACAGACAGGGAATCCAGCATTATCACGTCGGTTACAATGGTAGAATCTCCAATAGACTTTTCGGAGTCGAAGTAGGACACCTGATGGACTTGAACAAGGCTGATTACTTGAGCACAGGTGCAGCTAACTGGCAACAAGGTTTCACGGTATTGTACATTAGACGATCGAACGTAACACCTGTAAACGTTCCAATCATTGGCCGTTCTTTCACCGTAGAAGGAGAAGTCTACGCGTGGTAATAACGGAGCAGTACGAGAATCTCGTAGGTTCAATCGCCTACGAGTTCTCTCGTAAGTATTATATGGTTCCTGTCGAAGACATCAGGCAGGAGTTATGGATTTGGTTTCTTGAACATCCCAATAAAATCAAGGTGTGGGAAGCTCTTGACGGCAAGCAATCCACGAAGCTTATAGCGCGCTCGCTGCGTAATGCTGCAAAGGACTTCTGCCAAAAGGAGAAAGCTAACGCAGTAGGTTATCGCGTTGATGATCTATATTACTACGATAGAGAAGTTATTGAGTTGCTATTACCTGCTGTCATGCGTGGTGATTTAGTAGCTCCTTCACTCGTAGACTTAGGCTTTAGTAGCACAAAGAAGGTCGCTGCTGAGGGTGGTAACTGGTTCGCTATGATGGCTGATATCCAGCAAGCACTAAAAAAATTACCTGAGGAACAGTTCAACCTCATCTATCTGAGATACGCTGAGAACTCTGAGATAGCTATCGTAGCTAAGGAATTATCTATCAGCCAGGACGCTGCACGTATGCGCGTGAATCGCGCTATGAATAACCTTATTAACTTCTTGGGTGGTAAGCGACCACGCAGGGAAAGAGATTACACAGAGGAGCAAGTCAATGAGTACCGAGTTGGGGATACAGAAAGTTCAGAAGACATTCGAGACGATATCGAAGAAGCTGACGGACAAGACTTGGAGTGATGCGCAGGATGCTGATTTAATTGAAGCCCTGAGTAACACACAGGAGATTATCACACAGCTGTCTAATCAGATTTATATCATGACAGACTATCTTGAGCAGTATTATGTAGCTATTCGTGCGTTGCCACTATTCACGGCTGGCGATGAGCCAGATAACGACATTGAATTGTCAAGCCCGACACAAACCAACGCTGCGCGTGATCCACGCGTAGGCGGTAATCGTGCTACGCGTAGGGCTAAGCGTAAATGATTTGTAGCTCTTGCGCATGGGCAGCGGAAAGAAACCGCGTGTCAGACATAAAGACAGCCGAAGAATTACACGCGAACTGTAAGGGTTGCGCGTGTCAGCATAAGACGGGTCAGGGCTGGACAAAAAAGAAAGCCCCACGCGCCACACACGCGTAGGGCTTCCGGTTTAGCTTAGAGTGCTAAGGCAAGTATAGCACTCGTAGCCATAAGCGTAGCAAGGCTTAACCACACGATAAACCTTGCTTGTTCGCTTGTGCTCTCAAAATTCTCCACTTAACTCACGCTCCTTCCGTGAGTGAGTGACGATATGGTTCCACACAGGTATAGGTGTGATACCACGCTCGATCTGTTCTGCACGCCTCTCGTGCCTATCTTGGTCAGCCCAGATACCTGCTAGGTCTTGGAACTTCAACGCGTACTCCTTGCACTCTGTAAAAGCCTCACAGCCCCTACAAATACTGCGTGCAAGGTTAGCACTAGGTGTGCGTGACCAGCTTATCTTGTGGTTGCCACCCTTTTCCTCGGGAAACCACATGTCAGGGTTGAGTGCGTCTGCACATGAAGCGTGCTTAGAAAATACCGGTAGGTCTATCATAGCTGGCCTCCCGAGTATGAGAACACACGATAAGTGCAACGCATGTCATCACCTACACACGGCGACTTTCTAGCAGCACCACACGAAGCGCATGGGTATTCCTGTGGGTCGTCCATGTTGAACTCACTCGCAGGAAGCGGCTTGATAATCAAGCGTGTGTGTTTCTTTGCAGGACGCCACTTGAGTGTGACACGGGCAGGGCCGTCTATCTCCCAGCCTTCCTCTATGTGTAAGTATTCCGCAGGATAGAGCGAAACCTTAGACACGAATAGTCCTTCCTCACGCTCGTCCCACACGAGGTTCTCCCATGAGTGTGCCATAGTGCGTTGATTACTCATCATGCGTAGCACTCTCCTCTAAATCGCTGAACTTCGTGTAAGCACACGGGTAGCAATAGTAACGCAACGCGTCATCATTGTTACTCACATATATCTGTGTGCCACACTTGTGACACTCAACTTGCTTGGGCATCTGTATCTCCTATCGGTAGATGATTAGCAAGGTCAGCATACTCCTGCGCTCGCTTCGCCATGTGGCTCGCCACGCGCTTGTCCTCTGCTTTCTCAGCCTCACGCCGAAACCACTCAGCACGCATGCTGTAGTAATACTGCGTAGGTGGAACTGCTTTCCACTCGCGCTTCATAGTGACCACTTCGCTTTCTCGCTATGGCGTGGCTCGAGGTCAGGCTCAACCTCTACACCTGCTTCCGATAGGAAGTGTGTTATCACATTGACAACATCAGCACATGGAACTTGTCGCATGGGGAATGGGTCACCAGCTTCGGGTGAGTATGTCAGACCAGCGTTGATTAGTGCGTTCATGATTTTACTTGCGTGTATCACAGTATCCAACCCCCTTCAGGTGTGGCTTTCTCGGTGTATCTGTTTTGATATTTTCTGCACATGCAGTAATCGCTGTGTGTGTCACACAGCATACAAGTCTTGCACGAAGGGCAAGCGTCATTGGTGGTTTCTGTCCAGTCATACGCTATGTCGCAGCCGTTGCACACGACCATATCGTAGGCTGGGTCGTAGTACCCGTCACCTGCGTGGTCAGTTTCCTTGAGCCACTCTGCGTACTCTTTGCCTGTACGCCAGTTGTACGGAGTGTAAGACGATAGCTCGCATGATTTGTTAGACCACCACACGCCGTCCTCGTCATAGTTGCCAGCTTCCTCGTGGAATAGATACATCTCGTACTCGGCTTCTGGTGATACTGTGAGTACGCATACCTTCGATCCGCGTGTGAACTCGTTGAGTAAGTTCCACACTTGAGGATTATCGAGAGCCTTGACACCACCCATAGCAGGTAGCAAGTCCTCTACGAATATGCGTGTATCGCTGCGTGTCTCACCCTTTGGCTCGTACACATCAAGCATGCCATTGTGCCCGATATAGGTGGTTTCTGGGTGCTTCTCATCAGGTAGCACGAATGGGTGACAGTTCGTGATATCAACGACACCACTCGTAGCAATACGAGCGTGCCATAGTGCGTGTCCTGTCTGATACTTAGCGCGAGCCTCGAGGAACTGGTTGATACTCTCGTCTGCGTTCATAGTCTTAGACACGATAATGCGGTTTTCCTCTGGCACTACGATTGCAAAGCCGAAGCCATGCGGATTGTTGAGCGCAGAGTTCTCGAGCTTACTGCGTGAAGGTGTTGTATTTGGTGGGATTACACATAGCATACACATGATTAGTTATCTCCTTGTTGTTCGTCTGTTCGTGTGGATAGGAAGCTGACGAGTTCTGGATACTTCTCGTCATGTTTAGCGAGCCAACCGCGATAGCGTGTCCACATCAGGTTGTTCTCTCTTGGGCTTACATGAAGGTCACGAGTGTATTCTGTGACCGAGTGTACGAATTGTAGATAGGTCTTAATGCGTGGAACCGCAAGAGAACCCTTGAACACACGAACTTCTATCGTGTGAGTGTTAGCAACATTGACCGCTGAGTAGCGTGAGTTGCTCTGCCAGCCGTCTTTAATCTTGCGTGTGAGGTGTCCGGCATCCTCGTATGAAGCCCAACGCTGTGAGCTTCTGCCAGCGATTTTGCGTACATGGCGTTGGTTATCGTAGATGAGCTTAGTGAAGCGTAGCAAGTGTGCCTCGTACTTACCACGATTGAACTCACCCTTCTTACGCCACCCGAAGGCTTCACGATTGACATGCACATGGAAACCACAGGTATCGGTATCCCATGAGCGAAAGCCCTGCTCACGCAGCTCGTCTACCATGTGCCATGGGAAGTGCTGCATGTATTCATCAAGCGTGTGAGGCTGGGTCACTATCTCGAAGCCGTCCTCGATAGACCCGTCATACTTGAGGTAGCCTCTGTGTGTATCCTCAAGGTAGGAGTTAGCGAGTACCGCACCCTCGTGTCGATCCGCGCTCTCAGCCTCAACCTCAAGCTCAAATCCCATGAACATGCGGTTATCATCTGAGCCGTGGAAGGTGAAGCCACCATACGGGACGAAATCCCATGACTTGATGACGCTGTATCGCTGGTCACACTCGTGGTCTGACAAGTCCCAGCACTCCTCGTCACAGTCGCTGCAACGCTCGATACTGTTGTAGCAAGAGCGACACACGGATTGGTCTGCGAAATCCACATAGTTCATCTCGCTCTCGTGTTCCCAACCGCAGCAGTTCTCGCACTCAATCATGTCTGTGTATTGCTCGAAGCATGATTGGCACACATGCTTGGAGAACATCTGACCACAGATGCGGTACATGTGTTGTGTGTTACTTACGAAGTAGCCGAGCCTTCCAGAGTACGGAGTGAAGAACACCTCGTTACAGTCTTTACACTCAGTCGCACAAGAGCCGTGAACCATGCCAGCTGAGCCGTCTTTGAGGCTCGTGGCAGGTATGAGGTTACTGCTCAAGCGAGCACAGGCTTTGCAACCTAGCTCGTGTTGGAGAACTTCCTCGCGTGACATCTGTATTTCAGCTTCGATTTCTGACCACCTGTTGTGATACTCGTACCACATAGCCCGAAGGTCATTATCGTCACGCATGTCTGCGTCTCGGTATTCGTTGATGATTAACTGCTTCACACAGTAGTAGCAGAGTGCATTACAGTCATCTGCCGTGTGAAATGCAGAGTGTACGAACAAGCTGCGTGTGTCACCGCAACTCCAGCAACTTCCAGCGCCAACTGCGCCGTATGCGAAGTGAAACTCCCTCGTGGGTGGGGGTGGGTCTTGAAAGCGTGCGTATAGCGTCATGATGACATCTCCTCTTGTGCTAGTATGAACATCTGCTTGATGAGGTCTGCTTGCTGCTCAATACCGATTAGATTACATGCGATTTTGAGCAAGGTATCCCTAGAATGAGAGCGAACTTCGTGTATGTATGGAACTGACGACTGGAAGTCGTACAAGTGCCATTCGCCGAAGCCGTACTCTATCTTGTAGTTTCCTACTGTGAGCGTGTAGAACTCTCTTTCCCGCTCAGGGTTATCTGCGTCAGGGTGCTGTGTGATTTTCGGTGCGGTATCCATGTCTGTGTTATCCTTTCTTGACGGGTGACATGTCGTTGATTAGACCCTGCAAGTGCAGAGCCTCAGACCGCCAGTAATCGCGGTTGCGTGTGAGCTTGGCGTTTGCTGTGGCACTCGTGATGATGAGTGACACGCTCGTGATAAGTGCTATCGAGATACCGATAACATCTAACTCGGACAGGTACATGAACTTTCCTTTCGTGTGATGAAGGAGATTTTCCTTCTGAGAACCACTTTACCAAAACCACAGCAGAAGTCAAGAACCCTGAGTGAACTCAGCCTAACCTCGTACCCGTGAAAATAGTGCGTGCGTGTGTACGTATGACGACAGTCAATGTACCGCGTGTGTGTCAGATTGCGCGTGCGTGTGCCCGTGAGGGGGCGCGTATGGATCCAAAATCGGGCGCGCAAGATCGTGATTTTTGGCGGATCCGCGTAGCGACATTCCATGCACTAAGCGCATGTACGCATGAACAGCGAAAAGACCCCATGAGCGCCGGAAATAGAGCCAGAGAGCCGGAGAAAGAGCCGAAAGAGAGCGCCCACGACACGCCCAAAACCGCAGGTCAGAAGGCTAATTTTGAGTTTTTGCCGGTTCGGTGGTAGCGTTCTCCTATCGGTTCAACCGAGCCGACACAAACCACACGAAAGGCAAGAAAATGAACAAGGAACAAATCACCGAGCTACTAGCACCATTCGCGCTAACCGCTACAACCGCGAAAAGCGCGGCGAACCGCATAGAGAGCGCACTCAGCAAGACCGGCACACCGGCGCAATTACTCTCAAGCGTTTCTCTCTCCATGCGTGGTCTGAAAGACAAGACAGACGAAAACTCAAGCGACTATGGCGCGGTTCAAGCCCTAGAGAGCGCGTTCGCGTTCGCTTCCGCTATCTCCAAGAAGGGAACAGAGAAAGCCAAAGGAAAGACCCGCGAAGTGTGGGCAGATAGCCAAGAGGAAGCTATTGCGCTCAAGAAGGCGCAGGAAGCCGTGAAGCCGGTTAAGCCAGCGAAGCCAGCGAAGGCCGTGAGAGTTGAAGCCGACACGCCGGAAACCTCGCAAGCCATTGAGGAACTACTACTCGCGCTACTCAACCGCAGATAGTCACCCAACACAAACCGCCCACCTACGCGCTAACCCGCGTGGGTGGGTTTTTTTATACCCAAAAACCCCGCGTGCCACGCGCCGGGGCTCCGCCCCGGACCCCGCTGGGGGTACCCCCCAGACCCCCAACCGGTGTCGCTAGCGCGACCCGGGTTCTTATAGCCTACGGCTATGGATATTATACTATCCCCAGAAAATATTTTTCCAGTATTACAAAAGTGCAGGTCAGAGCCATATTTGGGTATCTGTAAAAAGTCATACCGTTCGGTTTTCCAATTTGAACGGGTTAGTATATATGTAGGGGTAACGAGCGGAAGTCCCTAGCGAGTTACCAGCTCGGCGGCTTTATTGCCGCCTCGCAGGGGGTAGTGAGGCGCTCTTAGGGAGCGCCGAACGAAGGGGGGATATAGGGAGGTTTTATTATGGCTGCTAAGGGTGGTCATGAACATCATAATGTGGCTAAGCTTAAAGAGGCTAAAGCCAAAGTTTTAGATTTTGTAAGACAAGGCTTGGATCTTCAGGATGCCATAGCTAGGTCTGGTCGCAAACCTGACGTCATGAAGGACTGGCGTAAGGATGCCACCTTTATGAGAGACCTGGAAAAGGCTAAGGTTGAAGGTGAGAAAACCCTGAGTATAGTCTCAGGGGACGCCAAGTATAAGATTGGCTTTGAAGAGTTTTCCACAGAGTTCCTGGATAGCCCGATCTTTGAGCACCATCGTGCTTGGATAGATGTTCTGGAGGGTAGAGAGCCTTCCTGGTTACATCCGGCTATGACCTATGAGCCTGCCAGCCAGAAACGTCTGCTAATAAACGTTCCTCCTGAGCATGCTAAGTCTACAGTCATCACTGTGAACTACTGTGTGTACCGGATCGCTATGGATCCGAATGTTAAGATTACCATCGTCTCCAAAACCCAGGAGCGTGCCAAGGAGTATCTCTACTCCATCAAGCAGCGTCTGAGCCATGAACGCTGGTCTAAGCTTCAGGCCGTCTATGGTTCTGCTGGGGGATGGAAAGAAGATGCGGATACTTGGAAGGCTGATAGGATTTACCTGTCTCGTGATTCTACCGAGAAAGATCCGACGGTGCAAGCGCTCGGTATTGGTGGCCAGATTACTGGCGCCCGTTCCAACCTCATCATCCTGGATGACGTTGTTACGACTTCAAACGCGCATGAATGGGAGAAACAACTCCTCTGGCTACAACGAGATGTAGTTACACGTCTTGGTGATAATGGTAAGTTGCTTATCGTTGGAACCCGCATAGCGGCAAATGACCTTTATCGCGAGATCCGTAACCCTGATCACTGGGTTGGCGGCAAGACACCTTTTACGTATTTTGCTATGCCTGCGGTATTGGAGGTTTATGAGAACCCCGAAGAATGGGTCACCCTGTGGCCTAAATCCCATGTTCCTTGGGAAGGCTCGGATGAGAGCGTCGTTCCCGATGAGAATGGGTTATACCCGAAGTGGGATGGACCAGCTCTCTTTAGAAGACGTTCTGAGGTTAGCCCTTCAGCTTGGGCCCTTGTCTACCAGCAGCAGGACGTACAAGAGGATTCAATTTTCCCACCTGCGGCAGTCCAAGGTTCAGTCAACCGGATGCGAAAGAGGGGCCCTCTAAAGCCTGGAGTTCCAGGACATCCTAGAGAACAGGGTGCCTGGTATACCATCATGGGCTTAGACCCAGCTATGAGTGGTAATACAGCAGCAGTTATCATGACTGTTGATCGTAACACTCGTAAGCGTTGGATTCTTGATGTTGAGAATATGAAAGATCCTACCCCAGATAAGATTCAAAAACTTATCGAAGACTGGGTGGACAAGTATTCACCTCAAGAACTACGTATTGAGATTAACGCCCATCAGAAGGCTTACTCTCTTGACCAAGAATTACAGCAGTATCTTGCCTCTCGTGGCGTGAAGTTCTCTTCACAGTTCACTGGCAAGAATAAGTGGGACACATCGTTCGGTGTGGCTGCTATGTCAGGCTTGTTTGGTACTGTGCGTGGTAATGCACACCAAGATGATAACCTGATAGAGCTACCTAGCCAGGATGGATCTGAGGGTATAAAAGCCCTAATCCAGCAACTGATTACATGGAAGCCTGATACACGTGGTCCAACAGACTGTGTGATGGCTTTATGGTTCTGTGAGTTGCGTGCTAAAGAGGTTATCTCTAATGCACGTATCAACCAGAGCCATCTTACTAATAAGTGGGCCACCCGTAGACAACTAGAGAATCGTTACGTAGTAAACGTAAACGATTACGAATTCTCACAGTACGAATAGGATAATGATGGCGTTAGATATCGATACAATTGCACGGCGAGTGCAAAACATGAAGGAGCGTAATCGCGACCGCGATGCTCGTATGTCAGACATACTCGCTGTACGCAAAGGGAGAATGACTGAGGTATTCCCAGATCTATTCCCTGAAGGTATGACCCAGCCTATGGTTGCTAACTTCATTGACGTAGCAGCTCGCGATTTGGCTGAAGTACTAGCGCCACTACCATCATTTAACTGCTCAACAAGCAACTCTACCTCAGACAGAGCTAAGGCTTTTGCTGATAAGCGTAGTATGATTGCTAACAACTACATTTACAATTCACGCCTACAGTCACAAATGTACTGGGGTGCTGACTGGTATTTCACTTATGGCTTCCTACCAATCCACGTAGAGCCAGACTTTGAATCAAATTTGCCACGCATACGCGTCGAAGACCCAATGGGTGCTTACCCAGAATTCGATAGATTCGGCCGTTGTGTGGCGTATGCCAAACGCTACATGAAGACGATTGGTGAGCTTGCCAATGAATATCCAGAATATGCTGGAGCACTTCTTGGTAAGCTTGGCTTCAATCAAGACACCAGCGCTCTTGTAGAAATGATCCGTTACACCGATAAGGATGTAACTGTTCTTTTTGTACCTAGCCGTAATAATCTTGTACTTAACGTAGCTCGCAACATTACTGGTAAGATGAACGTAGCAATTGCACGTCGTCCTGGTATTGATGATGAGGCACGGGGACAATTTGATGATGTGCTGTACGTTCAACTCGCACGTGCTCGTTTTGCTAACCTCGCTATGGAGGCTGCTGAAAAATCAGTACAGGCTCCTATCGTGGTGCCAAACGATGTGCTAGATCTGCCTATCGGCCCAGACGCCATTATCCGGACAGCACAACCACAAGGCGTAGGTCGTGTCAGACTAGACGTACCACAAGCAGCATTTCAGGAACAACAAGCACTATCAGCTGAACTCAGACTGGGTGCTCGTTATCCTGAAGGTAGAACTGGAAACATTGACGCAAGTATTATTACTGGTCAAGGTGTCCAGGCACTTCTCGGTGCTTTCGATTCTCAAGTCAAGGCTGGTCAAATCATCCTTGCTGAGACATTCGAGCAAGTCATCGCGATGTGCTTTGATATGGATGAAAGACTCTTCAATGAAGAGAAGAGCGTCAGAGGCGTATCGCAGGGTACTCCGTACGAGTTAAAGTACATGCCAAGCAAGGATATTAAAGGCGACCACACAATTGAAGTTCGCTACGGCTTGATGGCTGGTCTTGACCCATCGCGTGCTCTGATTTTCTCACTTCAAGCTCTAGGTGCAGATCTTGTATCTAAAGATTTTGTACGCAGAGAATTGAACTGGAGTCTTAACGTATCGCAAGAGGAACAACGCATTGAGATTGAAAAGATGCGTGATAACCTAAGTGCTGCTATCACAGCAACTGCACAGGCAATCCCTGCTATGGCAAGTCAAGGACAAGATCCTTCTCAGCTCATTCAGAAGATTGCTGACGTTATTGAGCGTCGACAAAAGGGAGACAGCATAGAGGCTGCTGCGTTGGCCGTGTTCACGCCTCCACAGGCACCTGAACAACCAATGCAGCCAGAGATGACTCCACCAGGCGCACAAGGCCCAGTTGAGCAGGCTCCCCCGTCCCCAGCCGCTCCTGGATTACCTTCTGGTGGGGTCCCTCAACAAGCTCCTGACCTAGGTGCAATTCTAGCTGGATTGGGAGGAATGTAACTTGGCTGAAGGAATTAGAGTTTCTGGCGTAGGCCCAGGTGCACGCCGTACTGATTTAGATCGTGCTGCTAAAGTACAACGAGATGCTAAGATTCAACGTGCAGCAGGTGGCTCTTATGGCGAGCGCACAGAGCTAGCTGGTCTAGCTACAGGTGCTCCTATGGCTAAAGCTGCTCCAGTAGCAACTATGTCACCAGCTTCTGCAAGCATTCCAACTGTAGGTATATTTGAGCCTACTACACGTCCTAATGAACCATTAACTGCTGGCGTAGATGTTGGCGAAGGACCTGGTTCTGAAGTACTTATGACACCAGTAGATGCACCAGATCAACTAGCTGCATTCGCTCGTGCTATGTACATGGCAAATCCAACACCACAATTACGTCGTATCGTAGAGGCATTTGAAGAAGAAGGTCGGTAGTGGCTAATCCCTTAGATGCATGGAATCCTGAAAAGAATAAACGCATCAAGGTTTCTGGAATATTTGATAATGTCCAGTCTCAACTTGATCGTGTTATCTCAACTGAGATGGCTATGCTTTCGCCAACCCAGTTTCAGAACTTCGATGCATGGGTAAATGCTTATCCAAACCAGAGCAAAGACTTCATTATGTCTGCAGTCAAGCTTGGTTTGAAGCCAGATACGCCTGGTATTGGTAAGATTACTTCAGTTGATGGACTATCTCAACTAAAACAAGATTTAATTAACACCAAAAACATCAAGTCTGCACTAGAAAAAGACAAATCTCTAGCTGCTGACATCAGAGATGTGCTATATGGTGGTTTCAAAGGTACATCTCGTACACTTTTTGCTGCACTTCGTGCACCTTACGAGTATGTATCAACAGTAGGACGTGATGCTTATGCGCTTGCTACTCAAAAAGACAAGCCAAGCATGGAACAATTCCTACAAAATGCAAGTCCTTTAGGATTATTCGGGGAAACTACACAGCTTGGTCAGCTGGGACGGGCATTTTTAGCCAATCCTACTAAGGTAGATACTGGCTCTGGTTTCTTTATCAACGAGAAATCCAAAGTACAGAAGGCTCAAGCTAAGGCTATGAGCGCATATGGACTTATCAATGGTAAATCATTTACTCTTGGACGTGCTGCACTCAAGACTGTAGGTTCAGATCCTAATAGTACACAGTATAAAGTCATGTCAGGTATCATTGATGCTACACTTAACGTGGCTTTAGACCCTACAGTATGGCTAGGCCCTGGTGCTATCACTAAAATTGGTAAAGGTGGCAAGGCTCTTAAAGAAGCAAAACTTGCTGCTGGTGAAGAATTAAAGAAAGAAGCTAGTCGTTTAGCTGAGGCAACTCGCCTTACTAAGGAAGAAACAGCGATCCTAAAGGAACGCACTAAACTTAGCAAGGAAGTTACTCGTCAAGCGGATAACAAGTACCTCAAGGCTGAGCAGGCTTATCAGAAGGCACAAGAAGCACGCATTCAAGCAGATTACATTGCTGCTGCTAAGGTGTTCGCTGCTGATACAAAGAACGCTGCTAACCTTGCAGGTCCAGAAGGCGTAGCCTTGGACAACCGTAATATTGGCGAGTTTATCTTTGAACGAATCAATACAGGTAAGCAGAAGGACTCTGTTGATGTACTATCCAGAGTATCTGCTGATTTTTACAACACATCAGGCGCGTTTCCTGGTGGAGTATTCTTTGATGATGTACCACAAGCTGGTGCACTATCCTTTGCTGCACGTGGGAACGATGAGTTCGTAGCACGTTACTTTGGATCTAAGGCTCCTAAGTTACTTGATTTGACAGATGATACATCTGCTATGACACAGAAGGCTGCTACACAGGAACTAAAGCGCCGTACAGAGTTACTAAATCGTATCAAAGAAGCTGCTGATGATGGTACATTACCAGCTCCTACACGTGAAGCTTTTGATGCTCTAAGAACTGAGAATTCAACTGTAAGCTCTGTAGTAACTTCAATGCTTGAAGATGCTGTAGCCAAGCCTTTGGGAACTTGGTTACAAGATATCTCAATTGTTGCTGCTAAAGAGCGTGGCGTAGATCAACGCATGATGTCTACCATCATTGATATGGTTCAAGATATCTACAAAGTAGACGGATTTGCTAATATCCGTTCAATCTTTGGTGATACTGGTGGAGTTGTTCTAACTAACCTAGATAACGTAGCTGCTCGCAAGGTTAAAATCAGCGAAGTATTGGCTGAATCTGCAGAGCCAGGTATGGCTGCTAATGCTATGTTAAAGCTAGATAGTGTTATTGAAAGAGCAGAAGATGCTCTATTGGCAAGCCAGAAAGCTCTTGATAATGCCAAAGCTGAAGCTGATGGCATGGCACAACGCCTTAAAGATATCGAAGTTCTACGTGATTATGCATCTAAAGATCCTGATTTGGTCAAGATGATGCTAAATGATCCAGACAATATCGGTATTGCTAAGCTCATGGATCTTGATATGAAGATTGGCGATACTCGTTATGCTAAGGAATTCTTTGCTAGCGAAGTAGGTCTAACAGATTCACTCTTTGGTGGACTATCTGCTAATACAACTAAGGCTATGCAGTACCTATTCGGTAAGCGTTTCCTATCAGTTGCAGAGATTGTAGCTAAAGAAACCAATACAATGCGCCTAGATCGTCTATTCGGACGTAAGCTAGATATCGAAATTGTAGATGAATTGGCTAAGGCTGACAGCGTAGAGGGTGTAATCTCTGTAATGCTGAAGCACCTAGCTTCTCCTGAGACAGATCC